CTTATCTTCTTTTAGATGAACTTTTTTTTCATCAAGATAAATATCAAAACGGTCAGCACTCTTGTCGAAATTGACAATATCAAAGTTGTCTATAAGCACATCCGGAAGGATGGCACGAAGGAGTCGTTCGGGTTTCATAAAACAAAGGTAAGCAAAGATAGCTAATTTTAAAACTTACCAACCAGATATTTCCGCTGAGCCATAAAAACAACGCTTCCATTAATACCGGGAGCGTTTCTTTTTGTATATGCGTCCCGTCGCCTTATCTCGGCTCAGTAGATTTTTATCTCGCATTGTTATTAGCATGCCACCACCCGATACACATTCCCCTTGGCGGTATGTACCCGCTCGCCCAGCCGGGGCAGGATGCGGCTCAGGCTGTAGGCGGTCATGCCCCTCATGACCGAAGGATGGGCGGCTTTCATGCGTTCGAATAATTGGGTGGCGGAAAGGGTCAGCACTTCCTGCGGATGGTCCTCTTGGGTGGCAAAGCGGAAACAGAGGCGGAACACCTCTTCTTCGGGTATATGTTTGTAGAACAGGGCGTTGTGCTGCTGGATAGCCTGCTCTTCTTCCTTGTTGAACCAGCTGCGTTCACCGGACAGCAGTTCCGCTTTGAGTTGGGCGTACAGTTGCTCATGCTCCACAGGTGTGATGCAGTCTATGGCGTGTTCCAAGCTGACACAGAGGAAGCGGCGCGAGCCGGTGCGGTCTACCAGCAGGTCCTCCCGGTTGCTGGTGCCGATGAACGAGGCGATGCGGGGAAGTGCCGAAGCGCTGCGTTTGTAGGCCTTGCGGATGTTCAGTGCGGAGGCTTGCATCAGGTTCTTCAGCAGGGGCATTTTGGACGCGCTGAGTTTGTCGAATTCATCCAGATTAATCAGCCCATAGGCAGCGAGTTTGGCTTCGGCGGATGCCGGAGAGCCGAGGTCGTAACTTTCTGTGTAATAGGCTTTCAGCACATCGGGCATCAGCAGGCGGCAGAATGTACTTTTCCCTAATCCTTGGCGACTGCTCACCAGCAGGGGAGCCACGCTGTTGGCGCGGTTGATACTGTTAGCGCGGTTGGCGTTGTTGGCATCCGACCGGAACTGCATCCATTGGGCGGAGAGCCCCAGCATCCAGCGGTGGAAACCGTTCACCCATACCGGGTCGTCGGACACCCGGCGGGCGAGTGCGGATACGCGGTCCTTGCCGTCCCATTCGGGAAGTTGTTCAAAGTAGGCGGTAAAGGGATGGTATTCGCTGATGCGGCGCGAGCGCACAAAGCGTTGGATGTCTCTGTCCCAGCAGTCTATGC